GTTTCCCAGTCACGATCACCGCTACCACTTCCAGCGTGATAGGATTCATGGCGAGGCCCAGCGTACAATCTGACTCAGGTGGATCGCATGACTTCACCCAGGCGGGATTGTTACAGTCCGCCCCCGGCAAGGGATCACACTGTTTCACCCAAGAGGGAGTATTGCAGTCCGTCCCCGGCGCAATGGCCGATTGCCCCGTAGCGCAATCAATCTGCGTTACCCGCACCGTGGGCACGTCGTTGCATGGGCCGCAGTTTGTTAAAGCTTTTGCGATCATAGCTGTCTACTCATTTCAGGAAAATGTCTACCCATTTTCAGCCAGTCACTAGACATAATTTTTACCTATGCGAATTGCTTTCCAGTGGTAGAAACTTCGTGTCTACTGCGTCTATAATGTCTACCGATTTTTTTACATACACACTATATACAGGGAGAGAATCACTATATATAGTTATGATTGATTATTTTCCCCTATATATAGTGTATATTTATTCACTAGACATAGTAGACACAGTAGACGCGCTCTTTCCTACCACTGGAAAACCCTTCGCATAGATGTTAAAATTCTGTCTAGTCACCGAAAGTTAAGATTAGACAGACTAGACAGCCACCCCAGGTTCGCAGATAGCGCCTGGTGTAGGCTCATCGAAACAAGCGATGTCACAGCTACCGTCAGGCAGACAGGTCGAGTCGATGCGAATGCGGGTGTGATGGCAGGGGCAGGCCAGGGCAAAGCCATACTCGCCCCACACGCCCCGATCTTCGCAAAGGATATTTGTCTTGGCTAGTTCCACCTCAGTAAAGGGTTGAAATTCCAAAATCGACATCTCGCTTGTGTCCATAATGTAGACTTCGTTGGGCCGTAGGTGCCGGAACACTTCTACGCCAACCTCACCGAAGTCAGTCACGATACGGTCAACGGTTTGACCAATGGTGGTTTCGGTGCGCATGGTGCGGATATAGCCTTCACCCCAGGTCGAGATCTGGCGCTTGACCCGCGGGCCGCAGACAATAGTCAAAGACGGAACATCAGCGCCGTTCTCATAGGCCAGTTGGATCGCATCATTCAGGATGTCAAGTTCCAACTGAGGAACCACAACCTGATTGATGGGGAAGCTGTTGATCCCACCAAAGGACGAATCGCCACCGGTGCCACCAGGAGAGGGGAGGCCATACCATGCGGCCATTTCCAGCATAAAGGGTAGTTCACCGGTGACTTGCTTACCAGAGAGGGAACCGCCCATGATACGGGTCATTGCCTCTTCGTACTGGCTCACATCTTCACCGTAATACTTCAGGTTCTTAGAGCGTTCCGACTGGCTAAGGCCACTGACAAAGAGTTGGCGATAGTTTTTGGTCGAGTTGTGCAATGGGTTATAGGCCACCACATGATCGGGGCATTCTTCGGCCACAATGGTCAGTACACAAATTTCGTGATTGACCGGATAGGCATAAACCGGGGTGCCGCGCCAGCCGCGGGTAACGGTGATGGTCTTAAGGTTGTAATCCACGTCGTGGATGTACATATATTCCCACGGTGCCAGGGGTGAAGCCGGGGCTGGGGCCGTAGCATAGACGACCATCCCCTTAAAATAGCGTTCCGGGTTGGTCACGCCAATGGTCTGCATACCGTAGACTGGATGATTGAAGCAGTCCACGCCCGTTGATACGGGGGCCGGAACCGGCGCTGTGAACTTGTTTGAGCGCGGAACATTGCCCCGCTCAAACCATTCGTATTCCAACGCTTCAATACGCGGGAACTTGAATTTGCCGCTACTCATTGCATTTTCGATCCCGATCTTGTTGGTCAACCAAAGATCGTGGGTGTTACACATCCAAATTTTGTTGGCAACCACGCGGATCGCGTTGCTGCGATTGCGGTTGGTTGCCGCTCTAATGGCGTTTGGGTTGTCTGCCATAATTACACCTTCTTACGGAAAGAATAGAGATCAAGATCGATCCCTTTGTCGAGTGCTTCAAACTGGATACTGTCGGCCAGCTTGGTGTTACGCCCGCGCATTGCTTCATCGTAGCGGGTTTGCAGATCCGCCGCCGAAGTCATTTGCGCGCCGCCACCCAGGTCAGGAGGGGGAAGCGTAGCCGCCGCCGCTTGGCCGTTGATTTTGGCCGTCAGTTCGGCCAGTTGCTTTTGTAGGGTTGCCAGGGTGGAAGCTTGATGGCCTACGATCTTCTCATAGGCTTGGGTTGGTTCTTCCACATCGGCCAAATCTTCCAGAGGAATACCGTGGGTTTTGGAAAGGTTGGCGAGCATATCTTGGCGACCGTAGTACGCACGTAGCGCCCGATTCTCTTGCTCAAGTTGGGCCATGCGCTGCTGACTTTCCCAGCCCTGAAGATCCCGGCGCATCCCATCATTCAAGTGCGGGGCTAAGAGTTGCTGAAGCTGGGCTACCTGCTGTTGTGCCGCCGTCTGCGCATCCTGCAATTGACGCTGGTAGCGCTGCTCAGTCGCGCTGTGACGCTTGTCCATTGCCGAGCGTAGGCCGTTGAAGTCGGGATGACGTTCAATCACATTGCGCGGTAGAATGGACGGATCAAACTCATTCCAGTTGACCGACTTCCAGTCCAGACCACCGCCATTTGTCGGAACCGCTGAAGCACCGGCCACAGGTTGCCCCGCTCCGTTGCCCCCCACAGCCGCCGAGTTGGTAGCTTCTGACATAGAAAATTCCTTTGGAAAACAAAGAGCGCCACGACGATCCGCTTTGGATCAATCGTGGCGCTCGACTAGAGAGACACTTAAATTTATAGCAGGTATCCTACCATAAATTTCGATTGCTGTCAACTCTCAAGATTGCTCTTGGCGTTCATCCTCCTGTTGTATAGGGCTGACTTCTCCTTCGGAATATCTAGCCGATCCTCGCATATCGCTATGAAATCTATAGCGGTTTTGCGTAGTGCCAGGATGAAAGCTTTGTCGCTGATCATCCGCAGAACCAGATTATTTACCGCCATATCTTCGCCCCGTCATCTGCCAGAGGATAGGATTGATCTGATTGTCCACTCCGGGCGCTTTCGGTGTCCGTTGCGCCCAGGCTGCAATACTGGGGAATAGGTTACTGTAATCGGTTTGGCTACCCCATGAGCGACCAGATCGACCAGAGAAAGAGCGACCACCGCCGCCACCAGATCGACCCTTGTATTCTCTTTTCCACCATGCACCATCCTTTCCGTAACGACTTTCCAGATACGCAGCAAACTCCGGGTTATCCTGCAAATACTTGCGCTTGGCGTCGTAGTCATCGCCCAGGCCGTTATACTCATCCCAGTTCTTTGACCACTTTTGGATCTCCTGCGCTTTGGCCGCTTTTATGGCTGTAACCTTGTCGGCTAATCCTTTCTGGATAGGTGACATGAATCGTTGATCGTAGAGCTTGACTGCCTCTGCCGGGTCAGTGGGCAGGCCAGAGGTATCAACCTTGCGGCCAGCGACCAAAGCAGAGGGATCTTGCATATAACCATTGACCAGGGAGAGAAGCCGCTGATCGTATTGGTCACGCATCTTTACCCATGCGCGCTTCTGCTCTGGTGTTCCATTCTCTGGATAGTCAGGCAGATCGCCTAGCTGATCCTTCGCCTTCTTCACAGCCAACTCATAAGCTTCGGCACCCAACTCTTTAGGATTCCAGCCGTTGTAGGGTGTGCTGCTGCTAGGGATAGCCGCCGAAGGGTGAGCCGCTTCTATGCCATCGCGTTGCGCATTGTAGCGCTTGATGATCTTCCAGACTTCTTTTTGGATCTCAATGGGATCTGCTCCTGCTGCTGTTTGGTCGAGAATGTACTTGTCAATCTCTACATTCTGCTGCTCATTGAGCGCATTCTTAGCCTGCATCATCTCGCCGTAGGATGCTTGCGCCCCAGGCCGCACGGTGTTACTGTCAGGGTTGGAGGCCGATCCCTGTGGGGCGAGAGATGCACCAGACCATACAGCGGATAACCAGTCGGGTTTAGCCGCATCTTTCGCCTCTTTGCTACCAAACTCATTGCCCCCCTCTTGATAGCCGACCTCTGCATACTTTTGCTTCGCTGCCCTAGCCGCTTTCTCTGCATCGGTGTAGGTGTAGATCCCCATCCCCAGGAGAAAGCCGCCAAGCCGAGCTAACGACACATCCCAGCCCGCAGCTTTAGCCGCAGCTTCGTAGACCGCCTGCGCTTCTTTCGGTTGCTCTGGTAGCGCATCCATACCCGTCATCACCTGATAGGCTATGTCCTGCGCCCACTGTGCCAGGGTTGGAGCTACATTGCCCCGCACTGCCTCAAAGCCAGCTTGACGCCCTGTACGATAGGGGTCAAACTCATCACCACCACCGGGCAAGGATTGACCTGTAACCGACTGATAGAGATAGTTGATAGCCCGATACTGCGGGATGTAGTCCCCGATCTGGATAGTGTCACCCTTCCCCGCAGCATATTTGATAGCTGCATCATAGACCGGTAGCGCCCCAAACCCTAGCATCTGCGCATAATTGTACGCCCGTTCCCAGCCGCTACCCGCTTCTTCCGGATCGTCAAAGCCCTTTAACCCATACACGTTATAGGGTAACATAAATTCAATCGGGTTGGGGATGTAGCGATCTTCTCCATTCCAGTTACCGACATAGACCTTACTCCGTAGACGTTCGGGTAGGTTCTGTTGCTGGCTGTAGGTGTCCGCCGTCTTCTTTGCCTTATAGTATGCCGCCAGGAGAGAAGGCTTTAAGGCAGATCGCTCGATCCAGTTCTTTGCGCTCCTGGTAAAGAAAAAGTGATAGGGTGTCCACATCCCGATGATATTGTCAATGTTCCGCCGATCAGCAAAGTTCAGCATGGCGAAATCTGCCGTATCCTGCGCAGCTTTCCCGGCCACGCCCAGCGCATTGTCATACTGCCGCGCTACGTTGACCATCGCATCGAACGCCCGTAGCCGCTGCTGTGGCGATAGGGTATTGGGGCTACCCTTCATAATGCTTTCGATATTTTGGATGATCAGCCGCCTTGCTCTTTCCGTCCGCCGATTCATGTAATCCGCATAGTCGCCCATCCCCGGTTGCCACGTGCCGCCCAGCGCCGCCCGGCCATTGTTGGTTTCAGAGATAGCCTTGTAGAGATCCTTGATTCCATCCCCTTCAATGTTGAACCACTTAGCGAGTTGCTTCTTGGCATCCAGGGCGAAGGGTGCCAAGTCAACGTTACGCGCCGCTTCGATCTGTTTGTCGATGGCCGCAAAGTCAATAGCGGGTACGGTTGCCTCATAGGTGCGCAGCCCATCATCATTGACGTAGGCGTTGATCGTATCAATGATCTCCTGTCGGTTGGCTTTGCCGTTGCGCAGATCGTCTATTACATCCTCTGGTAGGATGTTTCTTGCTTCGTTCAATACCTGCTCTGCATCCATCCCGACGAAGCGCTTACCCTCACGAATGACAGCGCCAGCCTCATCAATTTGGCGATTCATGGCAGAGTAGCCGCGCAACCATTGGATTAGATCCTCGCCCGTCCCATCAGCCCCGAACATCTTTTCTGCAAACTCGCGCACGATGGGCGAATCATCCCAGCGCACGCCACCGATACGCACATCAGGAGTGCCACCACCTGTACGAGTTTGCAGCATGGCCGTCATGTTTTGCAGACTGGGCATATCTTCAAAGTGTCCGGCCACCTTATCCCATTCCGCTTGTAGCTGGACTTTCGTTTCGCGCAACGCCGCTATTTGTTCTCTAGACAGATCCGCCACATTACCTTCATAGGAGGGAATCTGCACATGCTCAGGGAAGACTCTGCCGGGAACCTGCTCCGCATTAGCGGGAGAGAACAACGGATTTTGCCGCTCAAAGTTGGCAACCTCTGTAGCCGAGCCATTCCCCATCACCGGATTAGATCGAGCCGCTACCGGGGCAATTTGTTCAACTTGGCGCGGTGCCTCTGCAACCGTATCAACCAGCTTATCGAGCTCGCCCAACATGCGATTGTAATCGTTGATCACCGACTGCGGAACCGGGGGAAGCGCCCCGCCTTTGTCCATTGGGTCTAAGAACCGATGCACCGTTCCATCATCTATCCGCCGAGCGTACCAGAATGTACGTTCCCCTTGCTGGACTGGGCGCAGTAATTCAAATTCCCCACCGGCGAAGGCATCCGACCATTGCAACCGAGTAGGAAACTTTTCCTTCTCACCAGCAAAGATTACTTCTCTGGTTGCCACCCGCCAGCGCGTCGCCTGCGCATCGGCCAGTTCGTACCAAGTCTGATTGCGTGTGCTGTAGAACTCTCCGAGTGTAATCTCATTGGCAAATAGCTTATCCCTTGCTTCGGCTACTTGCGCAGCAGCCTGGGCACCCAAACGATCCACATCCCTTTGCGCAGAGACAACCAGGTCTAAGCTATCCAGGGAAGGATAACGGTTGAAGATCGAGTATGCTTGCGCTACGTAGTTGTCCACAAAGCGCCGTTGTGCCTCTAGTACGCGCTTAAATCGCTCCTGCTGCTCTGCCGTTTTCTCTATGTCAAAGCCTTGTTGACGAAGCTGTAATAGTTCCGCTTCATCCGCCATAGAGTAGGACTCGATCATCTCCCAAGCGTCATAGCGCCGCACGGTTTGGCCTGATTGCAGGTCGATGCGCGCCTGATCACCTATCTGCTGGGCAAGCTTGGCGTAACCGTCCCATTCCTGCCGAGCCGTAGCGAAGTATTGCGCCCATGCTTGATCGGTGCCAACCTTAATCGTATCGTCGGCCAGTTGCCCCAGTCGTTGGCGCACAGCTTGCTTTGCTTCGTGCAGTTGCCCCCACATATCAATAGCGATATGCAGTTGCGCAGGTTCCGTGGAGCCGCCCAACTCATAGAATAGGCTATTGTATAGCCCTTGCTCGACCTGGGTAACAGCCTGCGCAGTTTGCTGGGGAGCGCCAGCCGGATTAATCTTTGCCAGTTTCGCCGCTCGATTCAGATCGTCAACAATGTCGGCGGAATCCTGCATGTGTTCCAGGGTGGTGAAACTGTAGCGCCCCATCTCTGCGGGTGAGTTACGTAAGATCTCTTGGTAGCGCCTCGACTCTTGTCTGAAAATGCGGTTGACCTGGGCAATAGCATCGCTCACCGACCCGGGGCCAGCCTCAAACATTTCACGTAGCGCGCGCGTCCCTTCTGGTGAAATGTCTTCAGCCGCAATCCCAAATTGTTTCAGGGCGAAGGATGTTTGTACATTGTTCAATGCCTTGCGGAACTGGGCGATCATCTCCTGTTTGCCGCCTGTTTGCGCTGCTTCTGTGGCAATGCTGATAAAGCTTCGGGCAGTATCAGGATCTACGCCGAGCCGCTCAAATACTTGCCCCATCTCTCTTGTTAGGATACGTTCCCACTGCTGGTTAAATGTTCGGCGGAACGCAGTGTGATAGGCGCGCATGTAAAAATTCTGTTCACCTACAGCCAGCCGCCCAAACAATGACATATTGCCGTTCTTGATTCTGGCACCAAGTTCGGAAAAGGCACCCAACGGACGCCCGATGATCGGGATCTTGCGGAACAAAGATTGCACCACTTCCCCACCCTGTATCGCTTCTTGAATGCGACCAGTAGGAGCAAGGCCACCCGTAGCACGCATCAGGTCTTCTACGATCTCATCGGTCTTCTTGAAGGTGTAGAGGCCATCCACAAATAGATGAGTGTAGGCAGAGATCGCATTGGTTGCCCAGTGTCCAGGCCGCATGTTCAGCCAAATTTCGGACATGATTGCCCGTTGCGCCTGTGCTGCATCCTTGAGCAAGTTGAAGTTACCGCCTGTAGCGGTGACCGCCTTGTTGAGATCCTTCAGCTTGTCCTCTGCCATCCGTATTCCCATGAGCGCAGATCGGCCAGCTTCACGGCCGGCCGCATCTAGGAATTGAATATAGGCACCGGTCTTACCTTCTTTGAGGATCTTGATTGTCTTAGTACCTACGGGCAGATCGATCAGCTTATCCAGCCCATACGTTCGGCGCGCTGCATCCGCAACAATGTCGTCAAATTCACTGAGAAATTCAACCTTATTGAAAGCCCCCTCGCCAGCATTAGACGCCATCTTGAGCAACCGTTCCGCACCAAGCTGCAATACCTTCATGGCGTCCAACACTTCATCATTGGCGACAACACCCGCATCAAAGGCCACCTTGCCCAGCTTATCAGCCCGGTTTGCCAGCCCTTCGGAGGCCAGATTGTACAGCCCTTTGACCAACTTTTCGGGATTGTCCACCAGAGCAGTAACGATAGACTGTGCATCCGCTTTTGTAGACACGTCACCAAAGAGGGAAGCGGCCATGCGGTAAAGGATATTGTTATCCTTCGCCGCCATGCTCTCTGCTGTGCTGGTAAATGGATTCACCTTGTCCCACCAGGAGAGAAGCTTACCCCCACCCTCTACAAAGCCTGCCATATCCTGCGCATCACCCAACGCAGCCGGGAGCCGCTCCAGCGCTTCAGCCGTTGTCACATCAAAGAGCCGCGCTGCATTACTCGCCCGTATCGCTTCAGGAGTCAACCCAACCAGCTTGAAGATCCCACCGACCGCGTTCAATGGATCGAGTACCATCGTGTACCCAAGCTCAGGCAGGAGTGACGTTTTCTGATCGACCAGTTCCACCGCCGAGGTATTTTTTAACTTTAGAGCTTGCGCCCCCAGGTTGGCCGCACCTATGTCATCGCCTGTGTTCTGCGCTTGCCTTGCTCGATCAATGATTGATGCTACCGTTGCATCTTTGTTGACAATGCTATCTAGCGTACTCTGGACGGTTTCATAGCCGGAGTAGACATTGAGCAAGGCCAGTTCTGCATTGGGCTTAATCTCTGGTGGAAGTGCCTCTATCTGCCTGTTGACGCCCGTCCATTGCTGAAAGCCCTGCGATATGCCGCCAAGCAATTCGTTGATAGCGTTGGGGTTGTACTCGATCTTGGAAATGTCCAGGTTGGGAATCAAGCTCATGGCCGATTCATTGCCCGACTCCTTTAGTATGGTCTTGGCCGCTTGCCCGATGGTCAAATCCGTGCCAGGGATCATGGTGGTCTTGACCGCATCCGCACCCAGGCCAAGAACACCTAACGCCGACCACCCGGCCTGCTTGACACTCTCCATTGGTGTCATGGCCGAGCCGTCAGCCGTCGCCGCTGCTATGGCATCCTCGTTGCGTTGTCCCCATGCGCGATAACCAGGGGTTTCCCCTATCGCCACGAGGGGAGCAGCCAGGGCGGAACCTACCTGATCAATCAATCCGCCCGGCGTAGCCTGCCCAGCGCTATCGAATTGTTCCTGCCCTGTGACAATCGGACTGGTGATCGTCGGCTGTTGCGTACCAGAGGAAAGAGGAGCCGCACCCGTATCGACGGCGGGTGTAGTCAACTCTGTAACCACTGGCTGATAGGTTTGCGGAACGGGGCTACTCAATTGCTCCGCATCACCCATCCCGATACCCAACTGTGCGGCCACCTGATCGTAAGCGCTGTTCATCTGCTGAGTAAGCGCCGCCCGGTTGGGATCAGGGCTGTTCATATCCTGTAGCGCTTGTTGTGCTGCTGCCTGCTGTTGGGCAACAAGATGCGCCCGACCCGGATCGGGGCTATTCATATCCTGCACAGGTGGGGCAGGAGGGCCGACCTCCTTCTTTTGGAGCGCTTTCTCTACATCACCGAAATCAATTTCCCATGCTTTTGTAGCCATGCTATAATACCTCTAAGCGAAGGGCTTATTACTTTTGGGGGAAAGTAATAAGCCCTTCTGCGATCCTATCGATAGCTCACGTACCGCGCGGCTGGCAATTGCGCCCGACCCGCCGCAGCAAAACCCGCTTCTGCCTGCCGCTGGGGAAATTCCAGGTTGAAGCGTCGCGTTGCTTCTCCGAAATCCCGCTGATTCTGGTAGGCATTGATGTTCGTCTGTACCCAGGGAAGAGAAGCGTTATAGTAGGCTAGCGCCCGTTGCATCATGGCATCGTTCAATTCCGGCCAGGCGACCGGCGCTTGACCGGGGCCAGCGATCCCAGGAGTAGCGAAGGATGGATCAACGAACGGGATCTCCATAGGGAGCGAGGGTGCCAGGGGTAGGGGTTGACCTGTGATAGCCGATACAGGATAGTTATAAGCAACTGGCGCAGCGGCCACGGCTGATCCTGCGCTTTGTCCACCACCCCCGCCACCACCATAGGCCACATTGCCCAGGCTATCAAGCCGACGCCCGTATTGATCGTAGGTGACCTTGCCGTCACTACTGCGGAAGGTCTTGGGTTCAGACGAAGCCGCAGCACGATTGCCACCACCACCAGCGCCCTTACTCCGCTTAATGGCATCCATCCAGGCATCAGCCGAGGCCACAGCCGGGAGATTGCGCGGATCGGCAAGTTGTTTCCAGTAGTCCTGATTGTTGTTGCTAAAGTTTGGCACGTAATACCTCCACTGCTAAATTAAGATTGTCGTAACCGATCATCCCATGTTCGGGGTGAAACACCACGGTAACAGCCGCCGAGCCGTTGGGGGTAGCACAGCCGATCTGCTGGGCATAGTTGTCATAGATTTTATAGGAGCCGCACAGCACCGCTGTACCTGTCTGCCCGCCTGCATTGAACTGACGCACCAGCCCCGACACGTGGGTGTGAGCGCCGACGCCCAGGACGAAGGGCTTTGCTTGGTTGCGCTCGAAAGCACGCTCGATACCATGCGTAGGGTTCAGGACGCTGTTGTACTGCCATTTGTGGCGCACCAGCACCGGCCAGGACTTACCCTTGCATTCCACCGTGAATTGCAACTCATCGGGATTGTAGAGCAGGCCAGGACGAATAGAGGCCACCGCCGAACGTAACTGATCGACGCCGCTCATTGCACTTGTCCACGCATCATGGTTTCCGCCACACACGCCCAGCAGCCGCGGGCCAAGTAGCTCAAGATACCACTTTGCTAGCGCCCACTCTTCAGGAATGCTGATCGTCGTGGACATGCGCACTTTCATCAGCTTGCCCACGATGAAGTTATCCACCAGATCGCCAACCTGAATCACATATAGGTTGGGCACCGATGCAATAAGCTCTGCCTCAGCAAACATACGATCATAGTCAACCCCATCGTTACCAATGTGATTGTCGGCCACGAAGACAATACCCACGGGGTAACGGTCAAAGCGAATCGATTGCTTTGCCCGTCGCTCCATCAGCCCCTTGATCGTGGAGAACCGAGCCGACGCCCGTTGTAATACCTCCTGTGGGTTGGGTAACTGTTGCTCTGCGGTAACACCTTCTACAACTACTGACATAACTATTCTCCAAACTTGGCGCTTTGCGCGCTGATATATTCACTGGCAAGTTTGTCGAGGCCGATAGGATCTGTAATGCCTTGCCGTTTGCCCAGGTGGATAACGTAGCTTTGCAGCGCATGGGGATCGTTCCTGAGCGCGCCCCATATCGTTGCCTGTTTGTCATCCGCCATCTTGGGTAGCATCCGACCGGCCATGTTAAAGCTAGCCTGCTCTACCCATTTCATGCCCCGCTCTATCGCCTGATCCAGCTTCGGATCGCTACTTCTTTGTGACGTAGAGGCAGGTCGAATCTGATTGTACATAGACGTTCCCGTTATCGATCTTGATAGGCTTGCGCCCACTCTTAAGCAGAATTTGATTCTCTGGTTTGCCCTGCCATTTGATGCAAAGGCCGCTGTTATGAGTCTGTATCCGATAGTAACGACACGCGTTACAGTAGGTTGTTCCGCCTCAAGCCTTAACCCGCTTCGGCCAGAATAGCCAGGAGAGGGAAAGTGCAGCTATAACAAACCATCTCATTATTGAAACCTTCGCACATATACAAATATCACGATTGCGAACATAATCGCTTTCGCGAATAACACCCAGTCGTTAGCGTCCATTTGACCTGCCTTGTAACATCATCATGGCCGCTTCGGGCGAGGGGATGGAACCTTGCCCCATCGTCTGGAAGGCCATAGGATCAATGCCTGCATCGCCCATCATCTCAGGGGTAAGTTGCCCCTGCATCTCTAGTGGGATACCAGCGCCGGGAGCCACCTGTTGTGGTTGCATCCCTTGCTGCTGGGTCATCTCGCCATCAGGTTCACCGGGGGGAAGCTCTACGCCATAACGTTGCAGGAACATATCTCTGATCCGTGCCTTGCGTAAGTCTGGATCTTGCCAGACCTGCTCTTCCAGAATGCGGTAAATCTCATCCTTGCGCGGGGGTTTGGTCGAGTAATCCTCGCGGATTGTCTCACCAGAGATGATGTTACGGTCAAACATTTGCAGCGCGGCAATCAATCCCTGTAACCCTTCGCTGGGGATATTGTCACCAATGGTCACCGTGTTGTCATAGCGATCACCAATCTGCTCTGGTGATAGTGTGCTGCTGTACATCTGATTGTTGGCTTTGTCGTAGCCGTACAGCGTGGCGGGGCCGTCCCCAAACTTTTTGATCATACACAGCGCCAGGCTATTTACATCCTGACAGATCTGCTGTAGCTGAAAGATGGTATCCGCAATGCGCCCCATTCCCGCCGAGGACATCATAGAGTAGCCAAAAGCCGAGCGCATCGCCCCAGGATCGCCATAGAGCGCAGCCGGGAAGGTTGCTTCGCGCTGCTGCCCGGCCAACATCTCTAGCATCGTGGTCGATAGCTGCACGTTAGGTGGGGTAGAGATAGAACCAAGTGGTTTTGTGCCACGAGGAAAGACATTTGTTTCGCCCCGACCCTTATTAATCTCTGGCACCTCTTCGCCCTCTTCGTTGACCAAGTTCGTTTCAGGCCAGAAGTTTTCTTTCGTGGCTGTCATGTGCATTGAGATCAGTTGGTTCATGGTCTGCCATGTTTCGTTTTGACCAGAGAGGATAGAGCCACCCTCCCACAATGCATCGGATAGCGGAGCCGGGTCGTTCACTTTCACAAAGATCGGGATGCGCGGATAGGGCAGATCGTTAAACTCCTTCACAATCTCATCGTTGACCAAAATCACGTTGTTGATCTTTTGGCGCTTACCCGACTCCTCACAATACCAGAAGTCAGTCACCGCAGCATGATGCTTGGCTTTGCCGGGTTTATTCGCCCAGTCTCCAAACCGCTCGACGAGCTTACCCTTAGCCTGCGGATACCGGCGCACGATGCTCCGCACATCTTCAGTATAGCGATTGTAGATTACCTGCGGATAGTACAGCCCATCGACTACGCCGACGTTGATCGGGTCGAGCGGTTGGATAAGGATCGGCGGCAAGCTGCCCTTGCTCATCTCATCGGCTACCGTCCCCGTCCAGATGAGCCGCACCGCGCAGCGCGCACTTACATTCATGTGCCAACGCATCGCATGTAACGGGTGCATCTTTTGGCCGTAACTCTGTGCCTGCCAGAGAGTACGAAGGAACTCCGCCCGCGCCTTGCTGTTGTCCATATCCGCTTCATCGTAGGCCGGACAACTGATCTTCGGGTCTACACCAATCAGACGGTTGGCAAGATTCACCGTGTTGCGCGGCCACATGAGCGTAACGAGATCCCGTCCCTCTTTCTGTGCGGCATCCCGATCTTTCTTCGACCAGAAACACAGTTTCCACATCTGCCGCCATGTTTCCGCAGCCTTGACGTATTCCGCTCGATCCGTTTCGGTTTGCAGGATTGCGTCTTTAATGTCTTGTTGATTCCACTTTGCCATTATAATTCCTTCCCGCAACATGGGCAGACCGGTTTCAGCTCCACCATCGGTAGACGTTGGCGGAATGCAATATGAAAGGAATGGTGACCGGGGCTATTCCAGATCTCACCATTTGGCCCAAGCTCCACCGGGTGAATGGTATGCAGGCCAGTTACTATGCTGGAAAATCCACGCATCCGCACGGAAATCACTTGCCCGCGGAACATGGGAATATTGCCCATCGGCTCACCCTTTGGTTTGTTCAGGTCAACCGCTTGCCACCCTTCGGTGTTACCGTCCCAGGTAAAGAGAAGCACAGCGCCCTCCGCCCGTCGCCCGTCTATGGTCAGAGCGTCCACATAAATATTGTGCTTGCCCTTATTTTCCTCTGGTGACAAATGGCGAACAAAATCAACTTCCCACTCGTCGCCAGTTTGCTTATGTACCTTGTATCCGTAATCAGTTGACATACCAGCCCCTTGCCCTTTCCCGCTTCTGCGGTTTCTTCTTCGCTTGCTTGCTCTCTACATCATCTCTGAATTTATCCCACAGGTAATAGCAGAGCGCTTTGATAAAATCGTTGTTCTTGTCGATGATCTCATTTGTCGATGGCCGACGCTGCCATAATCCAAATTCGCTGATCGCCTGCGTAGCCATCACGCCGCCCTCTGTTTCAATATAACCCGTGGGCATATCGCTGGAAAAGGTCACCAGGGGTAAGCCCGTTACAGGGTTTGGCTTGAGCCGGAAACGCAATGTCCTAATACTATCTTCCAGGCGGATATAATTTGACCGCAAGCTCACCCCGGCGATACGCCTCCACAAAGTGATCTGGCTTTCGTTGGCGTTCTCTTGGCGACCAGCAAAATCAATCACCCCATGCGTGCCCTCATTCTTGAGTACCAGAGGAAAGAGCGGGTGCCGCATGGCTTGCGGGATCACTTCCTGCGCTATTTGACCTTTGGTGTAGATCGCGCTTAGTACGTGGGTGTATGCTCCAAAAGTCTGTGCAAATCCAACAGCATACGTGTGCTTTCCTGGGTCGATGAACAGTTCAACGGGTGCAGTCGTTTCGATTTTGATCTTGCGCACATGAGTTGGGAAATCAAACTCAGGTATGACGAGTAGCGAATTCTTGCGCGGTTCTGCTGCATACTTCTCTGCAAAATAATCCTCCGGGCTAGCCGCTTCCAGGGCGAGAATCTCAGGATCTTCCCGACCGCCAGGATAAATGCCAGTGTTAGACCAGGTGGGGAAACTGAAGGAGCGCCCACCTTCGGGGTTTGGCGCTTTCCACCTGTTAAGCCGCTCCGCAAACCACGGTAGGCCGTTCTCCAATGTACCAACGATGATCAGCCAGCCCCTTGTTTCTGAAATGCGCCCCCGCAGTTTCAATAGAACTTCTTCGCTCAACTTGCCAGCCTCGACCATCAACACACCGTGAACCGAGAAGGAGGCCAGCGCAGAAGCATCAGCACCGCTACGGGTTTCGATCCTATCGCCCCAGGTGAGCGTCATCGACCAGGGCGAGGCAGGATCTTCGGGCATACTGGAGCTTTGGAGATAGCCCGCCTTTGTCAGCGCCTTGTGAATGTACAGAAACTCAGGTCTACAGCGCCTGTAATCGGGCCCAACAATCCAGTAAGTCTTAGGCTTATAGTCCTGCTCCATCGGCAACGGCATACGACATAACGCCAGCCGAGCAGCCGTAATGCTTTTGCCGGCGCGCTCACCACCACAGATCAAGATCATCCGCTCTTTGGCGTCCATCGCTTGCGCCTGCGTAGGATTCGCTTCGCTGCCGAGCAAATCATCAACGTGCCGCGCCCAGGTCTGGTTACTCAATGCAATATACCTTGATCCAGGCCAGGAGCTTTTGTGCATCGGTCAGGGCGATAGCGATAGCCCGATCTTGCTGGCTCCGATCATTTGGCTTGGCAAATTCCAGCGCCTCAATTACCGCCGAGGCGAGATCGTAGGCCGTCATAATTTTGTCCTGCTGGGTCATTTCGTCTTCAATGGGTTGCGCAATGGCATCGGCCAGGGATGCAAAATACTGATTCTCCCCTTGCTTGACTGGATATTCCATCGTTACTTCTCCTTTGGGTAATACACCCTTACATCGTAGTCTGCATCAGTGGTCAGGTAGAGATCATCCATATACTCGCGGATAATATCAACCTCACCATCTACCCCAATGATTGCCCCGGCCACATCGCTTTCCACCGGAACCAACGCAAGCAACTCTGCCATCAACGCAGATACACTATTGAGCTTTCTTGCCACCTCTACATGATTGATAATTTTGTTTCGCACCATACAAAGTCCAGAAAATATTATCATCAACGCAGATACACTATTGAGCTTTCTTGCCACCTAACATGATCGTGACTGGGAAAC